TAACAGAGCAAACCTTGGTATGGAAGTTATGCATGAAAGAAATGCACACAACTTCCCACTAGACCTTGCTGCTGCAGAGACTAGTGAAGTTGCACTTGTTGCTCCTGCAATAGGTTAAGCTTGATTTAAAACTGAATATTTGTTAGGATATGGAGGGATTAAAAGTCCCTCCATTTTTTATGGAAACTAAATAAAAACTGTTCATGGAGAACATATGCACGGCGATCTAGAACCAGAAGAACATCATTGGGGTGATGAAACACATCATGTGAATGATCTTTGGGAAGATATGGATAGACTCAATTCCTTATATGAAGAACTCATGTGGGGTCATGATGATGTCTTAGAGTTTGTCCCTGATTATAAGAATGATAGAATTATTATCAAAAACAAATCAAAAGAATTAGATGAATAACTTTACAGTTTACTCCAAAGATGGATGTCCTTATTGCACAAAAGTAGTTCAGGTGTTAGAGTTAGCAAAGTTAAACCATGTGGTTTATAAACTGGATGAACACTTTGATAAGGAAGGTTTCTATGGTCAGTTTGGTCAGGGTTCTACCTTTCCTCAGGTGGTAATGGATCACCAGAATCTTGGTGGTTGCTTTGAAACAGTTCAGTATTTAAAAGAAAAGAAGTTGGTCTAATGAAAGACGATTTTGAAAATGTATATGATATGATAGAACATGCTATTGAGTTAGCATTTGATGGTAAGATGACCCTCAAGTTCTATGATTATCTAAAATATCGTAAGACAAAAAAGTATGAGGTAGATTCTTTTATAGAGAGTTCTACCGCTGCTGAAATATCTGAGCAGGTATTAGAACTTGAAGGGTATATTAAGGGTGGTTCAGATAACGACCATAAACAATTACGTGAGGCATATGGTCACATACCTAAACCTCAAGCAAGAAAGATAAAGAATTATTTGTATAGTATATTGGAGGATGCATGGAGGTATCAACGTGACAGAAAACCAGGCAGAAGAAAAAAACTCTCTAAATAATGACAAACCTGAAATCAACAGGGGTGTTGAGTTACTATTAAGAAGGAGGAACAAACCAGAGGAACCAGAAAAACCTAAAACTTTTCAAGTAAAGTTTGGAAACCTAATTGCTCTATGGAATAGAGAGATTGTCTTTCACTTAAATTTTTACTTGGATATTAGAAAAAAATAAACTCACTGGAGGAGTGCCATGTCTGAAACACTTGTAGTATCATTGACACTTATGACAGTAATGTCTATACTTGCATTATTAGTTGGAGGTATGATAGGATGGATGGCAAGACAGCATTCATATGAAACAACACCCCAAGTAGTGTACACTCATCCAGAAATGTTTGATGCAAATGGACAATTAGTTCCTGATGAAATTTTAGCCCTAAGAATTGAAAACAATCATGACACCGAAATCGAAGATGATGACGACGGAGAACACTCTTGACTCTACTCCTGAACCAAAGGCAGTAAGGAAACCAAGAAGACCTCGTAAAAAAGCATCAACAGCAGTTAAGAAACTACCTTCCAATCCATTTATGAATGAGGTACTTGAGTTGGTATCTGAGCAGAAGACTGATGCTAAGAAGGTTGCTGTACTCAAAGAGTATGAATGTGATATTATAAAGAGTCTTTTCATTTGGAACTTTGATGACTCAGTAATTTCTCTTTTACCACCAGGAGAAGTTCCATACAAACCTAATGAGAGTCCTTTAGGCACAGATCATTCTTCCTTACGTAGAGAGCAAAGATCTTTATATAATTTTGTTAAGGGTGGTAATGATCAGTTATCTACTATTAGAAGAGAAACTATTTTCATCCAGATGTTAGAAGGATTGCATCCAAAGGAGGCTGACATAGTAATAGCAGTTAAGGATGGAAATTTAGAAGATATGTATGATGTTCCATTTGAAGTAGTGGAGGAAGCATACCCAGACATTCAGTGGGGTGGAAGGTCATAATGTCAGTGAATATCATTCATGCAAATTGTGAAAAGTCAGCAGCAGATGATAAGTCATTGCCACGCAATGCTTATCTTGTGACTTATGTTGATAAAGATAAGATGACTCATGATATAGTCATGGCTGATAGTAAAGTAGATATATTTGATGAGTATTGGGATAAGTATAAGGAAGGATTGCAGAAGATAGATTTTGCTCAAGGTAATGTAAAACCTTCTCTATGGAATGCTAAACCAATTCCACCAGAGAAGAAAGTGAAGAGGAAAAAGAAATGAAAGATGAAGAACTGAAAGCTCAGATTAATGACATCATTGAAGGTGAGATTCAGAACGGAATCAATGATTATCTAGAGGCTCAAGGAGAAAAAGAAGATAGTGGAGTAGGATTTGTTGAAGGTGAGGAGAAGAAATTAAATGTTAAGGTGTATAAGGATCAGGTAGATAAACTTATTAAAGAGTATAAACAGATTAAGAAATTTAGAAAGTCTAATTTAGGTCAAGTAAAGAAGATGGGTTTAGTTGATAAGCATGGGAGGCCGTTAGATGGATAAGATTGATACACAAGGGATGAGTGGTCCTGTTGATCCTAATTACAAAGGACCAATAAGAGTACAACCACATAAACCTTGGCAGATTACACCAAGAAGATGTCATACTCATCAAATGGTTAAGGAGTTGAAGATACTTATTAATGAAGTATTGGATGAGAGAGAAGGTAAGACTGGTGTATCATACTTTGATACAGAACACTTCAAACATTATGTTGGAGAAGAAGAACCAGAATATAAACCTTGGTCGCATCAATCACCATATAGATTAGATGAGTTGCAAGAATGAGTAAAGTAGAAGCAGGTGGTTCAGATGAGGGTTATGGATTTGCTGGTGCAAAGACCATCATTGATGAGCATGGTTGGAGACAGAGAGCACCTGTCTCTGATAGAGAATGTATTAGATTATGTCTATACAATAGTATAGGTCTTTGTGGACTGGATAAAGAACAAGTTAAAAGACTTTACCTAAAATATGGAGGTAGGAAAGCAGTATGAGAATAGGTGTTATGTGTTCTGGTAATGGAACCAACTTTGAAAACATAGTTACCAATCCATTATGTAATACCAATGAAGTTGTGTTGATGATACACAACACTAAGAAGTGTGGTGCTGTAGCGAGAGCAGCAAAATATGGCATTCCTCATGTAAGAGTTCCACATAAAGAAGAAGATAAGATGATAGAATTATTTAAAGCATGGAACGTGGATTTAATAGTATTGGCAGGATATATGAGAGTGATTAAAAATCCTGCTGCTTTCCCTTGTCCTATCATTAATGTTCATCCATCATTACTACCAAAGTATAAAGGATTGAATGCTGTTGAACAGGCAATGGAGGCAGGTGAGATTGAGACTGGATGTACAGTTCATTATGTGAATGAAGAGTTGGATGGTGGAGAAATTATAATGCAGGGAGAAGTTGCTATTCTTCCAGAGGATAATATTAAATCATTGACTAAGGCTATTCAAAGAAAAGAATATGCCATACTACCAGCAGCAATAGAACATGTTAAGCAACAACTATTACAACAAGCTAGTTGATATCTGCTGTAGGGTAGTATCAACTGATGGAGAAGTCACTCTTGAAGAAAGAATTTGGATGACTAAGTTAAAGGAGAATAATAGACATGCAGAAAAGGTAGTTAAGGGATTTGGTATCAAATAATACAGTTCCACTTGACTATATAATATGTCTGTGTTATTATTAACACAATCGTTCAACCTCATAGGAGGTCGCAAGTAAGCCGACACGGAACGGATCGTTCATCCCCAAGGGGGACGCAAATGCCGACTGAAGGAACGGGGCAACAATCCCTACTACTTTGGAGAAAGCCAATGGCACAAGTCACTTACCGTGGTGTCAAGTATGACACTGAGGAGTACACAAAAGTTGTACTCAATGAAGCAGCACAACGCAGAAACCATGATCTAATGTATCGTGGAGTCAAAGTTTCTAAGAAACTAGTTACTGCTTAAACTGAATGATAAGGGGGTTTACATACCCCCTTTTTTAATATATAATTGTTAAAAGGGTATCGACTTATGACACTTCACATGAGAGAACAATTATTAAGAGCTGTGCTTGCTCATGCTCAAGGTGAGATTGAAAAGCATAAAGTTAATGTTAATGTATACTTAGAGAATCCTGTAGGTATAGGAGAGCATTCAGATATTACAGAAGCTATACAAGAAGAATTAGATAAGATTGCTAGGTATCATGACCAGATAGAAGTAGTCAATAAGTATTTTACAAGAAATGGATAGAGATAAATTAAAACTTATAGTTAAGAATCTTAAGTTGCTAGTTGATTCTCTTGAGTCTGAAGTATATTCTGATGTGTCAGCATATAAATACGAAAGCACACCCCATATCACAGATTATGATGAAATTTGGGATGATGATGATGGGTATCCAGACTAGTATGAATGAAGGACAAGAAAGCAGCAAAGAAACTTTTAAGATTAGCAAAGGAGCATCCTGATTGGTATAGTAAGAAAGATGTATTCTATGCCAAACAGATTAAAAAACAATTGAAACGTGAAAAGAAACAACATGAACGTGAAATTAGTAACAGTAACCCCACAGGCAGAAGAGACTATGGGTTACGTGGCAAGAGTGAGCAACCCAAAGAATCAGGACAATCCCAAGGTAGCTGGTTTGTTAAGCTACTGTATAAAGCACGGTCATTGGTCGGTCTTTGAGCAAGCACATATGACTCTGGAGATTGAAACCACCAGAGGATTAGCAGCACAGATACTTAGGCACAGGTCATTTACTTATCAAGAGTTCTCTCAAAGGTATGCTGATAGTAGTATGCTGAGTAAAGTTATTCCTATGCCTGAGTTAAGAAGGCAGGATGATAAGAATAGACAGAATAGTATTGATGACTTAGATCCTTTTGTGGTTCAAGATTTTGAACTGAAGATGCAGAGACATTTTGTAGAAGGAATGAAACTCTACAAGGAGATGCTTGATGCTGGTGTTGCTAAGGAGTGTGCTAGGTTTGTCCTACCACTTGCTACACCTACTAAACTATACATGACTGGTTCAGTGAGGTCGTGGATACACTACATCAATCTGCGTTCTGCTCATGGAACACAGAAAGAACATATGGAAATTGCTGAGAATTGTAGAACAATCTTCAATGAACAGTTCCC